GCCCGGGTGGTGTCGGTCCACATCGTTGAACTCCCGAAGTTTGTTGCAAAACCCCGTGAATCAGCGACTTGGGCTCGCGTCAAGCTAACCCGCTGGCACCACTCAACTTAATTTCGGATCAGGCTCTAAGAATGATCTTGGCGCGGACCTCATCAACCCCGAGATGATCGACAAGAACGTGGCCTGCCCAGCGCTCGGCAGAGGTGCCCTCGGCGCTGTTGGTGCGCTCGGTGTAGAGCACTCCCGTTGGCTGCCCGTCCGCGCCTGCGAGGCCCCGGTCAATCGCGGCAAGCGCGACGTGGATCTGTGACAGGGCAACCCCGGCATAGGCGCTGGGCGGCTTCCACGGCACTAGCGCGCCGACCTGATCGGGCTCCAGCAGGCCCGTGCCATTGTCGAGGGTGACGCTGACCTTCTCGAACCAGCGGGCCTTGCCGGACTTCAGGGTCCAGTTGGACTTGGCGTCATCGTGGCGGACGTAGCGGTAGCGCTCTTCGTCCGGGATCCCGAGGACCTTGGCCTCGTCCTCGGTCATGGTCATCAGCGTCGCGCTGATGCGGGTCGAGTTCACGATCGCGCCGCCGCCGCGCACGATGTCTGCATTGCCGGCACCACCGGAGGCGTGTTTGACGGTGTGATGGACGAGAACGACCGCGCAGTTCGTCTCGCGCGCAATGTCGCGCCAGACCTTCATGGCCCACTTGATCTCGCTGTTGCTGTTCTCGTCGCCCTCGAAGGTCTCGGCGAACGGGTCGATGATCAGGACGTCGATCTGGTGTTCGCGGACATAGGCCGTGATCGCATCGGCCATGGGCGTGGTGATCATCTGCCGGCTGCGCGGATCGACCCGGACGACCACCAGGCTGTGCGGATCGTCGGCCAGATGCACCATGTCTTCGAGCAGATGCCGCGGCGGGTTCATCACCTTGAGCGCGGCCGCCAGGCGCCGGCGCTGCTCGTCGATGTCGTCCTCGGCATTGATGACAAGGCTGCGATAACGGCTGCGCGGCTTCCATTCGCCCCACGGCAGGCCGGTCGCCAGCATGATGGCTTTCTGCAGGTTGAAGAGCGATTTGCCGCTGCCGCCGGGCGCGACCAGCACGTGGGTCGCAGCGCGGATCAGCAGGCCCGGCACCAGCCAGGGTCGCACGGGAATCTGGGTGGGGTCGAAATCGAAGGCATCGACGGCCGTCAGCAGTGGCGGTCCCGCGTCTTGCGCTGATGGCGGTACCGCATCGTCGGGAGATGCGCCTTCGAAAACGAGATTGCGCACGGCCTGTGCACCATAGTGGGCGGCCATGTCGTTGAAGTCGGTGCCGTCGCTACCTTCTGGAAAAACCGGGAAGATCGCATCACAGCGCAGGATGTGTGCGGCCTGCAAAGCCATGTCGCGGCCGACATTGGTCGGCTTGTGCCGGTCATCATCGCCAGCGATTTGCCAGCGGGTCGTGGGATGGGCCGACACCAGCTTCTCGGCGACCCTCACCAGATTGCCGGAATTGAACGCCACGACGACGGTGCGCCCCGTTGCTTCATGCAGCGACGCACCGGTGGCGAACCCTTCGCAGACCAGGACCGGCGCGGCTGCCTCAGCGATCGGCCGCCCGATGACGAACATCGCGCCGGCAACCGGAAGGTCGGCCTCGAACAGCTTGTGCCCGGTCGGATCGATCGACTGCAGCGAGCCCAGCGCGCCGTCGGTGTCGAACAGCGGTACCAGGACATGCTCGCGGTCGAGCCTGGTGCCGTTCGGCCCGATGCCCTTGGCAGTCAAATATGGATGGGAAGAATAGCCGGGATTGGCCGCTTCCCAGCGCAGCCGCATCTGCTCGGCAGCTGACTTGCGCCGCTCCGCCTGCTCGGCCTCAAAGCGCGCCTGACGGGCCTGGAGTTCGGCGACGCGATCGGCCGACATGACGGGGAACGTTCCGCCTGTCAGGCGCTCGGCCGCAGCCCGGATATCAAGGCCTTCCTGGTGCTGCAGAAAATCGAAGAGGTCGCCATGCGCGCCGCAGCCAAAGCAATGATACCGCTGGTCCTGCGGGTAGACGGTGAACGAGGGCGTGCGCTCCATGTGGAAAGGGCACAGGCCGACGAGCTGGTGGCCACGGCGCTTGAGGGCAACGTGCTGGCTGACGGTCTCGGCCAGCGGATACTGGTCCTTGATCGCCTCGATATCGATGCTGCCGGTTTCAATGCGACGCGCCATCACGGCCGGGCTCGTTTTCCTGAATGTGGATAAGGTGTGGGATAAGTCTGGGACAACCGGTGGATGCCGGGCCACTTCAGCAACCCGGCATCTGACCGATCAGAACAGCGGCGCCCCTGCCGGCGCAGGTGCCGAGGCTGGCGCAGGCATTGGTGCCACCGGGGGCGGCATGTGCGCGGCAGGCGCTGCAGGAGTTGGCGCAGGAGCCGGTGCCGCTGCCGCCGGCGCAGCAGCCGCCGTCCCACCGCCGAGCGCTTCAGGCCGGTCGGTCCAGCCGATGATCTCGAACTTCGGCTGGTAGTTGGTGCCGTGCTTGTTGCCGATCGCGGTGACACCGACACAGCGCACCACGGGAAGCTGACCGGTCGCCGTTTCGGGCGCCGCCACCCAGGCATCGTAGAGCGCGTTCATCGACTGGATCACGATGGTGGCGGTTGAGGTGAACTCGCGCAGCCCCAAGAGGTTCTTCTCGGAATAGAGATCGAGCTGGAAACCGCGCTTGAAGTCTTGACCGGGATTGGGCGCGGACTCGGTGAATGACGGATCGATGACCTTTTCCGGCGCCACATTCGTGGTGAACTTGAACCAGCCGGTCTTGAGACTGGTCATGTCGAACACCGCCGTCATGTCGGCGACCTCGAACAGCGGCTCGTCCTTGCCGTCACGCTTGGTGTACCAGCGCCCGGCCTTGGCATTGAAGCCGACGTAGACCTTGAACACCTCGTCAGAGGTGACGTTCATGAAACCCATTGTCCTGTTTCCTTGTTGCTTGGGAGATGCCGCACGTCAGGCCTGCGGCGCGGCCTCGAGGGGTTGGCCCCAGATCTCTTCGGCCGCCGCGCGGGCAGCCGGGTCGTTCCAGTAGAAGCTGTCGAGATCGGGCGAGAGCGACCGGGTCAGCGCCGCGCCATCGTCCGACAGCGACAGGAATCGCTCGATCGACTGGGCAATGCTGACCACCCGATCGAGGTGGCGGCGCGGATCTTCCAGCCGGTAGACCCCCATCTTCTGGGGCGTGACATAGGCAAAGCGGATCTCGGCATTGCCGTGAGCGGCATGGTAGATCGCGCCCTGGCGGGCATGGGGATCGGAGATCTTCGAGGACAGGCGTGCCTGGGTCTTCAGGTCGACGATGATCCCGTGCGCGGGATACCAGAAGTCGAGCCAGCCGATGAACGGCACCGGCACACCGGGAAGCTGGACCTCGATCCGGTGCTGGCGGTTGCCCTCGGCGGCTTCCGGGATCCCGTATTGTCGCAGTTCCGCAAGCGCGATGGCGACGGCCGGCGCGATGTTGGCGCGTTCCTTCTGAACCGCCGGATCAGCGGACAGGGCCGTCAGCTGGTTGAACCGGGCAAGCGCTGCTTCCTGGCAGGCCTCGACCGCTGCGGCCGGATCGAACAGACCCATCTCGACACCGGCCTCGATAGCGGTGCCGCGGTGCGCGGCTGGCCCGACCATCGACCTGCGTCCCATCAGCTTCTGCATCGCCCACATCGCGGGCTGGGCCACGAACAGGTTGATCGAGGAAGCCGACAGGTGGTCGAGCCCGTGGCGCTCAAAGGCGTTCGCCATCACGCCACCTCCGCCAGTTCGATGTCGGCCAGCGGGCTGCGCGCACCCGGCGCCCGTGGCCGCGCGATCGCGACATAGCTGTAGGTGTCGGGACCGAGCCGCTCCTGGATGAGGTGGACACAGCCCTTGTCGGCCGCCCACCGCGCACGGGCCGCGAGGCGCTCGAGGGCGGCACGCTGCTTTTCATCGAGACGGCGTTTCGGACCGCGATCGAGGTCCTTGGCGAGGAACCCACGGTGATATTCGTAGCGGTCACCGCCTGCGGCATCGGCCAGCCAGGCACAGAACAGCAGTTCGTGGCCGACCTGTCGGCGCGCATTTGTTCGTGATATGTTCTGCATTATATCCTGCGTGAAGAATCGGTGGTGGAGCGGTGGGAGGCACGGCCGCGCAGGGCCGGCTGGTAGTTTTCCATGAAGGCCCGGATGCGTGCTTCGGTGGCGGGCCACAGCCGACGACCCGCGCGCAGCTGGGCCACGAGCTTCCAGTCGTTGGTGGCGCGGCGGCCGAAGTAGCTCTCGGCCATCTTGTGGGCCTTGAGGAAGGAATCGATCTCTTGAACAATGGGATGCGTCATACGCCCTTTATCTCGGGACCAATCCAACTTCACAAGTAGGGCTGCGTCCCACAATTAAGATTGCGGGAAGCATCCCACAGTGTTACCCACAGCCGATGACCCAGACCCCCGCCTTCAACATCGCGTTCCTGCGCAAGCTCCTCGAGGATGCGACCGCGCCAGACGCGAAGTGGAACTCGCGCTCGCTCTCGATGGCGGCCACAGGCGGCAAGAACCCCTATCTCGTGCGCGACATCATCAAGGGTAAAAGCACCAATCCGACGCTCGATACCCTCGTTGGTCTCGCCAGGGCGCTGGAGATGGATATCTCGCAGATGATCCCGGCCGCCACCACGATCATGCACCGGGTCGGTGGCTCGCAGCCCTTCGAGACGCTCGAGGTCGTGGGCGCGGTGGCCGCCGGCGTCTGGCGCGAGGAGACCACCTGGGGCGCAGAAGACCGTTATTCCATCGAGGTGGGCCCCAATCCCTTCCCGGGCAGCGAGCGCTTTGCCCTGCGCATGGAAGGCCATTCGATGGACAAGATCATCCCGCCGGGATCGGATCTTGAGTGCCTGCGGGTCACTTACGGCTATGTCGAGCCGCAGCCCGGCGACATCGTCATCGTCCAGCGCGACAAGCACGACCTCCACGAGCTCACCTGCAAGCGGCTCGACCACGATGGGCAGAACTTCATCCTGCGCGCAGAATCGACCCGGGCCGAGTTCCAGGAGCCGATCGTGATCGGCCGTCCCGATGAAAACAGCATCAGCGATGACGGCATCACGATCGTCGCCATTGTCCTGCGCGCGCACCAGAGTCTCTACACCCGGCGGCGGTGACAGGACCCTTTGTCAAGAGGGTTCGTGACACCAGACCGTTTTGACATGGGATATATCCATCAATATTCCTGAGTGAGTTCCCGGGAGCGAACCAGCGGTTCAGCGGCTCCCGGCCCTTCAGCCAGGAATGCCCGATGATCGCCCAGAGCCACCCCAATGCCCTCGCGCCAGACCAGATGACGCCCGATGCCCGGATCGCCGAGTTGGGGCGCATCGTCGCCGCCGGCGTGCTGCGCATGCGCGAACAGTCCAGTTCTATATCTGCCGATCGCGGAGATAGTTCACTCGCTATCCTGCCGGCCAAGAGCGTCAGTCGTCCGCGGGCACAAGCCCGGATTGGAGGACGATGATGCACAAACAGGATGACAATGCGCAGGTGCTGGCCAGGCTGGCGGCGCTGAAGGACATGTCGGTCAAACAGCTGAAGGCCGAATGGGCAAAGCTGTTCGAGACAGAGGCGCCCAACAACAGCCGGTCGTTCCTCGAGCAGCGGCTGGCCTACCGGATCCAGGAGCTGACCTTCGGCGGTCTGTCGAAACCGGTGCGCCAGCTGCTCGATGCCCTGGCCGACGAGGTTGAGGGCAAGAAGGTCCGCAAATCGGTGATCAGCGACCCGCGCAACCCGGTGATCGGCACGCGCCTGGTGCGGGAATGGAACGGAGTGGAGCACGTCATCACCGTGCTTAAGGACGGGTTCGACTGGCAGGGGCGCCGCTACAAGTCGCTGTCGGCCATCGCCCGGGACATCACCGGCACCCAGTGGAACGGCTACCGCTTCTTCGGCCTGCGGGAACGGAAGGACGCGGCATGACCGATACGGCACCCCGGCGGCGTCTGCGCTGCGCCGTCTACACCCGCAAATCCAGCGAGGAAGGGCTCGACATGGAGTTCAACAGCCTCGATGCCCAGCGCGAGTCCTGCGAGGCCTATGTCGCCAGCCAGCGCGCCGAGGGCTGGGTCTGCATGCGCGAACGCTACGACGACGGCGGGTATTCTGGCGGCTCGCTCGAACGCCCCGGTCTCAAGGCCCTGCTGGAAGATGTCGAGGCCGGCCTGGTCGACGTCATCGTCGTCTACAAGATCGACCGCCTGTCACGCTCGCTGATGGACTTCGCCAAGCTGGTCGAGGCCTTCGACCGCAACAACGTGACGTTCGTGTCGGTGACGCAGGCGTTCAATACCACGACCAGCATGGGCCGGCTGACGCTCAACATCCTGCTGTCCTTCGCCCAGTTCGAACGCGAGGTCACCGGCGAACGGATCCGTGACAAGTTCGCCGCCAGCCGCGCCAAGGGCATGTGGATGGGCGGGTTCGTGCCGATGGGGTACGACGTCGTCGACCGGAAGCTGGTGATCAACGAGGCCGAGGCGGCGACGGTCCGGCATATGTTTCAGCGGTTTGTCGAGCTGGGATCGGCCACGCTGCTGACCCGGGAACTGGTGGCGGGCGGCACCCTGAACAAGCGCGGCAAGCTGATCGACAAGGGGTTCCTCTACAAGCTGTTCCGCAACCGGCTCTATCTTGGCGAGGCCGTGCACAAGGGCACCAGCTATCCCGGCGAGCATCAGGCCATCATCACGCCTGAGCTGTGGGATCAGGTGCATGCCATCCTGCAGGAAAGCCCCCGGCAGCGCGCGGCGAACACCCGCACCCAGACCCCGGCGCTGCTCAAGGGGCTGATCTTCACCGATCGGGGCATCGCCATGACGCCGACGGTGACGAAAAAGGGCAGCCGGCATTACCGCTACTACACCTCGATGGATGCGATCAGGAACCGGGCGTGCGAAGGGCGCGACAGCTTTGTGCGGCTCAATGCCGGGATGGTCGAGGGCGCCGTGGTCCAGCACATCCGATCGCTGCTGCGCACGCCGGAAATCGCGGCACGGGCAATGGAGGCAGCACGCCGGAATGCACCGGACATCGACGAGCAGGACGTGGTCACCGCGCTGGCGGGCTTTGATGGGCTTTGGGAGTCGCTGTTCCCGGCCGAGCAGGCCCGCATCGCCAGGCTGCTGATCGAGCGGGTTACGGTCAGCGCCGATGGGCTCACGGTCGACCTGCGCACCGAAGGCCTCGGATCGGTCATCCGGGAAATGGTCACCCCCGAACGGAGACAAGCAGCATGAGCGCATCCACCACCATGCGGGTGTTCATCCCGCTCACCATCCGCAAGCGCAACGGGCGGCCGAAGATCGTGCCGCCAGCCGACGTAGTGCCCGACACCGGCGGCGGGGTGGACCCGCATGTGCTGAAGGCGGTCGCGAGAGCGTGGAGCTGGCGGCGGAAGCTGGAAAGCGGGGCAGTTTCAACATTGTCGGATATCGCCGAGGCCGAAGGTGTCACGCCCGCGTTCATCAGGCGCACGATGAAGCTGGCCTATCTGGCCCCGGCTGTGCTGGAGCAGATCCTGATTGCGCGAAGGTCACCGTCGGTGTCTCTGAAGGATATGTCGGCGATCGCGGAACAGCCTTGGGTGGTGCAAAAGGGAATCGTATTCTCGGCGGAATAGCTCTCGGCGCAATCTGAAGCGTCCCGGGTTTTCCGGAGGCTCCTATTTGTGAGAAGGAGCCACGATGAGTGCTACAAGGAACAAGTTTTCACC